TGTTGTTTCATTGTATTTAAAGACTCCATAATCTGTCTTTGATTATCTACATCGTATTCTTCTTTTGGTTCAGGTATGTAATTAGTTATTTTAGCCATGGAAACTCTTTCCAAATGATGATGAATCTCTATAGCTACTTGCTCTAGAAGGTTTAGAAGGAGCTGAATAGTTAGCTCCACCAGGTCTATTTCCTCTTCCTCTATCTTGATTAGTTTGAGTAGCTGAGGGTCTCATATCAACTTGTTTCTGAATAGCTCTAGCTTCTCTCATAGTTTTTTGCGCTGCTCTATCTCTTGCATCTATACCACCATATTTTCTAGCATCAAAGTAATCAGCTAAAGTTTTAGATCTTCCAAAATCGGATTGTTGTATTCTTTGATTTAAACCTCTAATACCATCAAAGCCACCTTTACCTATATTTTTTAAAAAACTATATCCTGGTAAAGCTATGCCCATTATTAAATCTATAATACCATTTGGTTTATTTTTATTAACCTGATTTATATAATTTTGATCTTGTTCATCATTAGTTGTCTCATCTATTATACTCATGTCACTTACACCTTGAAATCTATTCATATCTAATGGTACCTGTTTCATGATGCCTGTTGTCTGTGGTGGATAAAAATTTTGCGGAGCATTAATAAAATCTGGTGGAACTGCTGCAGGGTAAATATTTTGAGGCGCATTAATAAAGTCTATATCTTTTCCAAATTGATTAAATCTAGGATTACCTGAACCACCAAAAGAAGGTAAGTCTAGATCTCCCTGAAAACCTAAATTTTCTATTCCTGGTTGAACACGATAAGATGTTAAAGGTATATTTCCTGTGTAAGGAGCAGGGCCATAAGCTGTTTGATAGTTTAGAGTACCAAATGCAGGATCATAAATAGATTCTACTGGTGATTCAAAAAAACCTTGAGTATCAAAGTTTCTATTTATTAAACTATCTATTCCATATGGTGGCATTATCTTCGTCCGTCTGGTTGTGCATCTAATCTAAGTGTGCCATATCTCCATGACTCACCGACCGCAGTGTTGGCTATCTGTACAGAAACTAATCTGCCTCTAGCTCTTGTGTCTACCTTATCAGTCGTAGAAGTTATTGTAAAGGGTCCAAGTGGTGAGCTTACTGCTACATCATCTGGATAACTACTTACAAATAAAGTTACTTGAGCATTACCTGTTTGATATTTAAAATCAGGTATAAATCGTTTAACTGACATAAAAAATTCTCCATCACCTCTGTAATCAGCAACCCCTGTTGCCTGACCCAAGGCGCTCTTACGTGAGGTAATATCCCAATCTCCAGATCTAATAAAAGCATCTATAGAAGTTGTTCCTGTACTATTAACTTGATCAGTTCCTACCTCATGAGCGTAGTAAATACTAGCTCCATATAAATTTGTAATACCTAATATATCTGGAAATACAGGTGTACCTGTACTTTCATAATCGGTTGCATAAGGAGCGTTAAATACTCCTTGATCTTGATATGTAGTTCTATCTAACGATGAAGTTGTCCAAACATTTTCTGAATAATTATAAGTCACACATCTGTCAACTTGTTCAGATCCTGACTTTGGATAAAACCAGTTTATTTCTGTGTATAAAGAATTAGGTGAAGAATAAATAACATCTCTGGAATTTAAATTAATACCTAGGTTATCCCCGTCGGTACTAAATACAAAATCTTCAACAAGTGAGGGCAATGATTTAACTGTACCATCGTAAGCAAAAAAACCACCTTCAGCTGACATCCACCATACAGCACCATTTGCATAAGACATAGCGTGTTGGCCAATGCAACCACAGTTGGTACCTACTTGTCTAACAGAGAAAGTAAAAGGTGGACCAACAAATTGAATTACATAAGCTGCGAGATCAGTTGCTACAAAAATATAATCTTTACCTTGTATAGCTGCTCTAATCTCATTACCGGTATCTAATCTAAAAGTACCGGCTGTGTTAGTTGCTGTTGGTGCGTACGTGTTTAAATCTTCTTGGTTTGAAAATCTTACAAACATAGGGTCTTGTGTTGTAATATCACCTATGGTTGTCTCTGTTCCTAAATGAAATAAATGTCTGTCTCTATCTGATACAATAGAAATTCTAGAAGCCGTTGGGTTTGCAGTAGTTGGAAAGTTTGTTGTTGTTTGTGAAGCTCTTACACCTCTAGGTGATGAAGCCCCTGCATTCCAAGTAAAAGTTTTACCATTAAATATCGTAGCAACCAATACTTCACCAAAGTTATCAAGACTCCAGTTTCCTGCATCTAGAGTCACTGTGCTTATAGTACGTTCAGTACCCCATGTAGAATCTCCCCACAAATAAGTTCCCCAACCATAACCAGTTGTTTGAGTAGTAGGTCCTACTTCAACATAAGGATTAACAGTTGCTGCACCTGCTGCAGTCATACCAGATCCTCCTTCATTTCTTACAGCTTGCACAGTAAATTTATCTACAGTTGCAACCGTTAAAATTTCGTAAACTACTTCTAGTTCTGCTGGTGTATAGTCTGATGCACCTGTAACAGTTACTCCAGATAAAGTTATATATCTTCCAACAGCTAAACCATGTGATCCTTTATTAACTTGTAAGACATTTGATCCATTAACTGTTGTTAGTGTGCATCCTGTAATAGCCGTATCTAATGGTGTAATATCAAAAAAATCATTACCATAATATAAAAATAAACCTTGTGAGGTTCCTATAGCTGCATATCTTTCTCCATTAAAAGAACTAAAACTATGCTGCTTTCTAGCAACTCCAGGTAATGTTTTTGACGCAGCTGTTAATTGATTCCAACCACCTATTTTTTCAGGTAATCCATACCTAAATCTTACAAAATCACCATCTGTCCACTGTCCTTCAGCACCAGATTCTGTGTCTTGTTTGTTAAAACCAGGCTTGAAATTTAATTTTTGTAGCATATAGTACGTTATATATTAGTTTTTTAAAGAATGAAAGTCGCAAAATGATTAGTTTATTAGATAAAAATGACCAATTGGCAGAGGAAAAAAATTCCTTACTTATTACTTATCCAAGAACAGTAAATATTATATTTGGACATTACCCTTATCCTGATCTTATTCATAATTTTATTATGTATGTAAAGAATAATTTAAATCCAAAAATGAAAAATTATACAAACGTAAAAGGTGGTATGACAGATTGGAATTATTTTGTAGATAAGCCTAGTTTTGTTAATTTTATGACTTTTCTTATTAATAAACATCAAACAACTCATGCTGAAATATTTCAACATTTTTTAGAAAAATACACTATTCAAGATGCTTGGGGTAATGAAATAAAAAAAGGAGATAGTTTAAATTATCATATTCATCCTTATCTTCATGGAATTTTATATTTAACAAAAGGATGTGATTTAAAACTTCCTGAATTAAATTTAAAAATAAGCCCTGAACCAGGGGATTATTATATATTTCCACCCCACATATTTCATGGATTTGATCTATCTCAAGAAGAAAAAAACAGGTATAGTTTAATATTTAATATTGTTCCACACAAACATTTCGAATATACAAAAAAATTAAATGAAAAACAAAATAGTTAATATAGATAATTTTATTGGAATTTATGATAATTACATTCTGCCTGAAGAATGCGATAAAGCTATTAAATTATTTGAAGATCAAAATAAATTTAATAATACTATTAATAGAATAGGTTTTGAAAAAGCATCTGTTTTACAAAAACAAGATCAACAATATTTTGCAGCATCAGGTAATATGGATGTATGGTGGGAAGAGTTAAAAACAATGATGGTAAATTTTGATTTAGCTTGGAATCATTATGTTAAAAATGTAGGAGCTGATGATGCTTATGGAGTTCCTTTTTATTTTACCTCTTTAAAAATTCAAAAAACTTTACCTACAGAGGGATATCATGTTTGGCATATTGAACATGGCAAAGGATTTGATAATGAACCTCGAGCTTTTGTTTTTAGTGTATATTTAAATGATGTTGAAGATGGCGGCGAAACAGAATTCTTACATTTTTCAAAAAGAGTAAAACCTGTAAAAGGTAGAATAGTTATATGGCCTGCAGCTTTTCCATACGTTCACAGAGGCAATCCACCATTATCTGGTGAAAAATATATTTTAACTTCTTGGATGATGTTAAGGTAATTTTAATATTACGTCTTAATTATATAAATTAATGTTAGATAAGGTTGTAAAACCGAAGATGCGCTACCAGAAAAATTTGCACTCATGTTATGACTGTGCCCTTGGCCAGATCCTGTACTCCCTGCATTTAATGAAATATTTGATTGAGCAGAATTTGATGCATTATTACCAGTACCAGGATTTCCTGTATTTACATCATGAGAGTGAGAAGCTAATTGTGCTGTTGATAATGTTGCATTTGCTGTAGAGCCACCAACGTTTCCAGATGCAGATACAGTTTCTGCCCCACCTGTTGAAGCTAAAGCTTTATTATTTGATTTTCCGATACAACACTTGTCTTGTAAATCTGGTAAATTAAAAGTTGATGAACCATCACCTACCCCATAAGTAGTTCCTATTTCTGCAAATAATGCAGAGTAAGTAGATCGTGAAACTGCTGCACCCGCACATTCTAAAAATCCTGATGGAACAGAAGCATTAGTCCAAGGTACTATAGTTGCTGTAGGAATTAACTCAATACCTGTAAGATTTGCAGCGTTAAAATCGTATTTAGTTGCTTCATAATTAGCCATGGATCATTTCTCCCTACGTCTTAATTATATAAATTATTGTTAAATAAGGTTGTACAACAGATGTTGCACTACCAGAAAAAGTTGCACTCATGTTATGAGAGTGACCACCACCTGAACCAGCATTACTAGTTTCGGGAACACCTCCGGCCGTGCCACCAGATCTTAACAACCTAGTAGTACTCATTGCATCTCCATTACCAAGCGGAAAATTATTGTGAGTGTGAGCGGCTAGTTGCGCTGTTGATAATGTTGCATTTGCTGTAGAGCCACCAACGTTTCCAGTTGAAGTCACAGTATCTGCGCCGCCACTTGAACCTAAAGTTTTATTGTTTGATTTTCCAAGGGCTATATTATTTTGTAAATTTGGTACAAGAAAAGTACTTGATCCATCGCCAGCTCCGTAAGTAGTTCCTATTTCTGCAAATAAAGTTGCATAAGTAGATCTTGAAACTGCTGCGCCATTACATTCTAAATAACCTGTTGGCACTGAAGAAGAAGACCACGGAATAATAGTTGCCGTTGGAATTCCTACAAGCCCGGTAATATTACCGCCGTCATAATCATATCTTGTAGCTTCATAGTTTGCCATTTATTCTCCTATGAGGAATAAGATGTAGGTCTTGCACCTAATCTAGTAATTTTTTCAGATTCTGTTTCATCTTCAACATTATCATTATCCCAAGTAGATTGTAATTGAGATAAATGAGCTGTGTCCCATTTATTAATAAATTGAGTTTTAAAATCTCCTAAGTTAGCTGCCGTCCATGTACTATGGGGTGTATTATCTCTGTGTTCTACAGTATCATTGTGATCTAAATTATCATCATGATATTGAATAGCCCAGACATTTGACCATTTAGAATCATTCCAAAAAGAATCATTATCAATTGAATACCCAGTCGCATGACCATTAGAATTTTTTACATTTTGATTAATTATCGTTTTATCATCAAATACTACTGTCCAATTTGCTTTAGTTGCCATTTTTTCTCCTACGTTTTAATTATATAAATTATTGTCACATATGGTTGTATAACAGATGTTGCATCTCCTGTAAAGGTCGCAGACATATTATGTGAGTGCCCTTGACCTGACCCTGCACTTGCTGTGGTATTATTTACTACTAAGTTTTGACCCCCTCTAGCATTATTGCTTCCATTAGAAGTACGAGCAAAATTAATATTGTGAGAGTGAGAAGCAAGTTGTGCTTCTGATAAAGTTGCATTAGCTGTAGAACCTGCAACATTTCCAGTCGAAGCTACTGTGTTTGCTCCACCATTTGATGCTAAAGCTTTGTTGTTAGATTTACCAACAGGTACATTATCTTGTAAATCTGGCACTGCAAAAGTTGATGAACCGTCTCCAGCTCCGTAGGTTGTACCTATGACCGCAAAAAGATCTGCATAAGTAGATCTTGAAACTGCTGCGCCATTACATTCTAAGAAACCTGTTGGAACTGATGAAGAGGACCAGGGCATAATAGTTGCTGTTGAAATTCCTTGAACTCCTGTAAGACTAGCCCCGTCAAAGTCGTATTTAGTAGCTTCATAGTTAGCCATGGATTATTTCTCCTTATATGTCCAACCAGTAGTAGCGTCTCCTGAAAATACTAGACAAAAACCAGCACCTTGAGTGTTTACTACAAGATCGGCTGCGGCGTTTGCTATGTTAGAAGAGTTTCTCCCAACAGTTAGTGCGTTAGTGTTAAAATCATATCCTTGATCTATAAATGAAACTTCATCACCTGTTGCAGGTGATGCTGGCAGAGTAATTGTTACTGCTCCACCACTTGTATTTACTAAAAGTTTAGCACCAGCTTGAACTGTTTCTGCTGCTGATACTGCTCTCCAGTTTCTTTGTTCAGATAATTTTACAACATTTGTTCCATCAGAATATAATGTGTAATTATTTC